TTAACATTATAGTTTGCTCACCACAACAGCAACAACAATAGCACCGAAGCCAGTCATGCATCCCCAAATCAATTTGTTGAGCATGGCTTCAAGACGATCGAGACGATAGTGCAATGTTGCATATCGTTCTGCACATAACTTCTCGTGGGCTGCTAGCTTCTCGTCTGGTGTCATTATTCAGCTTCTACCTCTTCCGTTGCTTGTTGTTGAAGCATTAGCTGTTCAGCTGCTTGTTGTTGAAGCATTAGCTGTTCAGCATCGTATGCATTTTGCCATGCGTCAATAGCAAATTGAAATTCAGATTGAGATGTAAAATCATATACCCCAGTATTTACATCATAATCTATACCATCACATAATTCAGCACTGCCATTAACACCATCCCATGATGCAGCTCTCCATGTTGAATTAACACCAGTTAAATCTACATCTTGATAACATACACCATCTTTAACTACATGACCGACGTTGGGCGCACTAATTATAATCTTATATTCAGCCATATTATTTCCTTATATTAAGTTATACCATCCAGTTGCAATATATTTTGTTGCTGTTGTTGTAAAATTACCACGATGAACATGTGTCCATGATGCTGGGAATAAACATACTGTTCCTCGTTTCGGATTTAATCTAAACCCTTGATGCAAAAATTCAGTTTCACCTTGCCCTTCTGGTATATCATTCAAGTACAAAGTCCATACTAGCATGCGTGATGCATTATGCATATCAGAGCCACCTTGCTCTGCATGCCACATGTGATAACCACCTTTTGGAGGAGTACGTTGAACTTTCACTACTGTGCTTAAGAAATTTTCATTCTTTAATCCAACATATTCATCCATATATTTTACTAAACATGCATCTAATATACGATTTGTTTCTTGCGCTAAATCTTGCGCACAAGTTTCAAAAAATAAAGAGTTATCTTTTCTTCCAGTTTCATTTCCAAACTGCAATTTACCATCTACAACTCCAGAAGAGTCCATGTTTACTAACTCTTCAAACTTTTCTATCATCCTTGTGCAGTATGATTCATCAGCCGCATTATGGAATATTCCAATGTAATCTTGTATTGTCACTTCCATTATTTAATTGCTTTTACTTTTGATGCTTGTGCTAATACTTTGATAGATTTCTCATTTGCTTTAACCATCTCATTCCTAAATGATTCAATTGCAGAGCCAGTCTGACTTTGTTGCATTGCAGAATTAATTGTTAACAATGGTAACCAAGCTATAGCACAACCATAATCATCGACTTCTTCACCTGTATTGGAGTTTTTACCTCTTACAGATGTAAACCATGCGCATTCAAACTGCTTACATGATTCAAAGTTATTTAATGGGCAGTTATCTTTTACTTTAATTTTCATTAGTCTTTAGATGCAATAATGATATCTACATATTGTACAGCAAAGTCTTGAGCTGCGCCACTAAATGTACTTGAGTTAACAGTTAAGCTACCTGATAAATTATGTGAGTGATTGTGTGCGCCACTGTTACCAGCATTCGCTATATTTTGTTGGCTAAGGAAGACGTTAGTATTTGCATTTCCAGCTCCACCCCGTATTGTAACATTACCAGGATTGATTGAGTTACTTGTAAATACATCATGATTGTGTGATGGAATTTGATTAATACTTAATGTAGTATTGTCAATATTTCCAGACATTGAAACTGATCCAGATACTGAAACATTACCACTTGGAGTATAACTTGCAAATGCAGATGTAAAGCTTGCATTACCACCAGATGATGTTGCTCCAGACACAACACGCAATGCCTTATTATCATGTGTGGTTTGTTTAGTCCACCCTGTAGGAGCTGTTGATTGCTGGAATAACATTAGTGTTCCAGAATCAAATGCTGCTGCTGCCGCTGAAGTCCAGTTTGTTCCATCAGAAGTTAATACATTTCCAACACTTCCAGGAGCAACATAGCCAATAACAGTTGAATCTATGTCTGAATCAACTACAACATTACTGCCACCATTTTGTAAAGTACCTGTAAAGTTTGCAGTGACATCATCATATTTTGCAGTATCTGCGTCATAAGCTTGTACTGTTGATCCAATGTCTGAATCTAATACGGCATCAGATCCTAGAGCTGTATTAACATCAGCAGCAGATAATGTGACTGCACCTGTTCTCGTATTAAATGATGTTACAGCTCCAGTTACATCAAACGCTGCTTGATTCCATGCTGATCCATCCCAAACAAATAACTGATCGTCAGTCGTGTTAAAATATAAGTCACCAGCTTGCAATGCACTGCTGTCTTTTCTTGTACTTGGTGCTGATGCACTTGGGCCATAATATACGTCTGCAAAGTTTGTAATGTCTGCTACATTTGATGCCGCTGTTGTCACATCTGATGCTATACCAGCTACTGTTGTTACATTGGCTGATATTCCAGCTATCGTATTAATGTTAGAGGTATTACCAGCCACTGTAGTGATATTTGCACTAATGCCAGCAGTAGTTGTCACATCTGCATTTATTCCAGCTACTGTGGTAATATTCGCATTGTTAGATGCTACAGTATTTACATTAGCTATGTTGGTAGCTGTTGTATTAACATTTGCAATGCTTGTAGCCACTGTACTAATATCTGCTGAATCTGCTGCTACAGTTGACACATCAGAATCAATACCAGCTACAGTTGTAACATTTGCTGATATGCCAGCAACGGTTGTAACATCTGCTGATATGCCAGCTACAGTATTAATGTTGTTTTGATTAATTACTGTAGGCGTTAATTGATACCATGTTGTAGTTCCTAAATCGTATACTTTCATGACATTATTAGTTGTATCAAAGTATAAAGCACCATCAGCTAAAGCATCACCATCATTATCTACTGTAGGATCACTTGCTTTAGCACCTAAGTATGCATCATCAAAGTTATCGAAAACTGCTTCAGCTGCCGCTTGCGCTGCTTCTGCTGCTGACTGTGCAGTTTCAGCATTAGTCTCAGCAGTCTCTGCACCAGTCTGTGCTAACTCTGCTGCTGCTTGCGCTGCTTCTGCATTTGTCTCTGCTGTTTCTGCGTTGGTCTCAGCTGTTTCTGCATTTGTTTCCGCTAATTCAGCTGCTGCTTGTGCTGCCTCTGCGGCTGCTTGAGCGGCTTCAGCTGCTGCTTGTGCTGTTGCAGCTGCGGCTGCATCAACAACTAAATCCCATTTAGCTGAGTCTGTGTTAGTAGTAATAGGTAATGCACCTGATGATGTATGTGCAACAATACAAATGTATACATTATCAGTTGTTGTGTCTTTAACTAAGTCACGTTTATTGTAAGATGTACTAGCTGCCCAGTCACCCTTCCAGTCACCGATCTGTTCACCAATGATTGGGTTACCATTTGAGTCAAACGCTAGAGTTTTGTTTGCACGATCCACATTATTTGGCAATGTCATGTCAATGTTAGTAGGATCGGTATTAGGCGCACGTAATGCACGATCAGCTTGTTCTTGTACTTGTTGTACAAAGATTGTTTGGCTATCAAACTCATCGTTCAAGGAGGTAGCAAATAGAGGACCACCAGTTGTAAAGTCTGTTGATCTTTCAATAGTGCGATCACCAACAATGGTAATACGATCATCAGCATCTGGAGTAGTAGGAACATTAGTTCCAGTTACAATGGTTACTGAGCCTGTTCCGTCAGGATCAACAGTTACAGTATAATCTGTAGTCAGTGTCAGTTCTGTATAATTAAAGTATACAGCGATGTCAGTCTGAGCTAAGACTTCAAAGTTAAATGCGTACGGGCCTACACCAGCTGAACCAGTGTAAACAATACGTCTCGTTGTGCTTGATATATCAATTGCCATAATAATCCTCTACTATATTTTACTCCCGTTAATATAAAATATCCACTAAGTGATATCTGATAATGCTAAAAACCTGTAAATTGTTGCGATGGTTTAGTCAATAAAAACTCCTGATTGTAGTCTTTTTCCATTCTTTTCTCCATTCTCTTTAATACACCTGGATTCATAGTCTCCATCATTTGATATCCAATAAGATAATCAAATGCTGTTTTAGCATAGAACAGGTTTAAGAAAGGTATATTGGTAGATATCACTCGATACGCTTGTCGTGCAGCTTTATCACCTTCTCCACTGATTCCGTATTTAATTCCTTGCAACACATCAAATGCACTTAATGGGACTGGGCCAAGCATACTTGCTGCAATGTCTGCACCACTTCTTGTTTCTTGGAATAACACATCACCATATATACCCAAACCACCACCTTGTAAAAATGCGGCTGTCCATGTTTTAGCTTTTAATGGATCACGTGCAGATCGGCCTTTGAGTATGTCTTTAGCAGTCATGGATACATATCCAAGTAAAGCAGATGTTACTAACACTGAAGACACACCACTAATTGCTCTAGCTTTATTGCCCGCTCTCCAGAATGATGCTTCTCTAGATAATGTTTTGTATACAATAGACATTGGGAATGCTTTAAACTGTCCGATAAAACGAATAGCCTCACCAAGGTATGTACCCGCTAACAATCCTTGAGTCATCTTTGCTTTAATCTTTGCATCTGGTTCAATCACAGCATAAGTAGCTCTATCCAATAACATACCAGACACAGATGATTTAAACTTCTCTTTGATAATTCTAATCTCACGTTCACTTGCCTGTTTCAATCCAGCAATATTTAATGCTTGTTTGTCAGTAATATTATCTAAGTTTCTAATACTAATAAACTCTTTACCATCAGCAGACTTTTCCATCGCCACTGATCTAATCACATCCCAGCGTGCTGCATCAATGTTATATTGATTGAATAGATTCTTTAATGATGGATTCAATTGATCAAACTGAATGTTCTTTTGTTTAGCAAAGTAATTAGCCATACTTAACATTGCACCCTCTTTGAGTGTGTTAGTCCACCAAGATAATAAGTTGTATTTAAAGAATGTTCTTTGTACATTAGTCCATCCTTTAGATAAGTTATCACCTACCTGGAATCGACCTGATATGTCATATATGGTATTGTCAGCCATAAAGCCTAAAGCTTCTGCAATCTCCTTCTTATCCTTACTGCTCTTTAATCTAAATAGTGAGCCTAATGCTTCAGCCATACCACTGAGGAAACCTCGACCTTGGTATCTCATCTCAGCTCCATATTGAGCTAAGTCAGATGCAGCACTGATGACAGCTCCACCTAACTTTGCTGTACTCGCAACAGTTCGTGCTATAGCTGACCATCTGGCTAATGCAAAGCCTTCAACAGAATAGATAGTTCCATCAATTACATCCATGTATTTCTTGTATTGACCACTGGATACTTTGCCAGCATCTTTACCTTGCTGGGCCATACGAGTTGCTACTGCTTTTCTAATCTTCTCAAAGTTCTGTGCTGGTTTAGTACCTAATGTATCCATAATACCAATGTTACGCCCAGCAGTTGTGAGTCCAGAGAAGAATGATTCATTTAAGTTACCAACACCAAACATCTCATTATAGTCAAACCAACTGTCTGCATCTTTAAAATGTAAGACTCGTTTCATTTCTGCTGATTTAGCAACGTTCTTTGTTGGCCTTGCACCAAAAGTAAACTCAGCACCATTAGACTTTAAGCTTTCATTACGCACAAGAGAGTTGTATGCAAACAACATAAACTCATCAATATTATCTGTATCCGCAAATGTTCTATCTTTATCTAATTTATCCATAACAAAATCCTTCCAGGCAGCAAAGTTCTTGTTATAGTTTTGATCGTATTTGTTAGCTAGTGCTGGATCTGTAGGTACATCTTGTTTGCCTAATACTTTTGCTGCATCACGTACAAGGTATGGATCATGAGATTGTCTGACTACATAACCCCAAAGTTTAGGAATGTTTGCACCACGATCATTTAATTGTTGTCTGACCATCTCAGAGTATTCATGCATAATCGTTGCAATCTTTACAATCTCTGGATTCTTTTCTGTAACTTTAGGTTTAACTCCAGCATCAGCTTCTGCTTTAGTCGGTTGCTGTGCTAGTTCGTACATAGTTTTAGTAATTCTACGTTGTGTATTTTTATCTGCATTAGCAAATAACTTTTCTACACCAGCATCTCTGAGTTTTTTAGGAAAGCCATTAATCAATTGATTGACTGCCGCATGCTGTTGAACTGCTGCTGAGGCCCTAGCCCCTTTCTTCTGATCAGTTGATCCAACAAGAATCGCTGTTAATCCTTCTTGTGGATTATCTGGAAACTCATC